CTACTTTCCCAATGGGGATTTCGCCGCCCTACAGAAAGAACTTTACATGAGGACTATGCGACATCCACCCTTTTTAGATAACGAAATGATAACGATTTGAGAAGGATCTTCATCCTCGAAGACTGGACTAGCGAACCCGTCCATAGACCTTACCCTGCACGATGAACGTGCCGTTCTTCTCGATGTGGATAATGTCCACTTGGACGTTAGAACCCTTGACATACATGATGGCAAAGGCTTGCTGCCAATTAGCCGTTCCCTTGGTGTATGAGGCTTGTCTGAAGTCCATTAGATTACCTACCTCAACTCCATGTAAAACACGCCCTAAACGCCCGCCAGAGGCTTCTGTGAAGGCGCTACGCCCTGCCCTATGGGTATGACCAGAGATGACGTTCTTCCCATGCCTACGGGCTGCCTCAAGGGCTGATAAGCCCCCTAGCTGCTTGATGGGTGTGTGGTCTCCATGAACTGCTATCCAGTTGGGTGCAATAGCCATTGGGTTCTTATGGAAAGTTATGCCTAGTTCATCGAACTTCATGAACTTTTCAAAGCGAAGCTCTGGCAAGGATAGGAATGATGGAATCTTCTTCATGATTATGTTGTAGAGGCGGTCTGTGTGGTTAGACCTAATGCAGTCTGTGACACCCAGTTCCCAGAGCAAGTCCACGCATCGGTCACGATCATCGCCAAGGCTTTGCTCGTAGGCTTGAGGCGTACCCTCTGACCACTTGCTTATGGTCTGGAAGTCAATCTCATCGCCAATGGTGACAGTCTGGTCTGGCTTAAAGGTTTGTAAGAACTTAGCGATGTTGCGTGTGACATGCACGTCCTCGAAAGGCACTTGCAGGTCTGACAGTATTACGATTCGCTTAATCGTCATCCTCATCTTCGTAGGGGATATTGTCTATTCGATTGGGAATCTCTGGAAGAATCCAATCAGGATAAGCACTTCGCTCTACGATAATGGCTAGGCATAAATCAACTGCGAAGCCAGCCTTGCGTAATGATTTGTAGAACTCATGCATGGAAATGGCATACGCATCCAGAGCGTTGTAAGTGTCTAGGTCTATGACCTTCTTCTTAGCCATAGGTAAAGTGTTACTTACCTAACAACTCAATTATGGTATCGACACGCGCTTCAAGGCGAGAAACCTGATCCTTGAGGCTTGAGCCTGAATTAGGCTTTAACTCGCTTAGGTAGTGCTTAATCATAAACTGTGTGTAAGCAGCCAAGCCGCCTAGGACTGTGACTACACCTACAGCCCAAGCTGCGAGGTCTGCCGCGCTCATTTCTTAGGAGTTGCGTATCCGAATACGCCCGCTAGGACAGCCCAAAGGACAGAGCGATAATCGAGTGCAAAGTTAGATGCACCCCACGCTGCTAGGAAAGCACCTGCTGTAAGGATTGCTGGATTCTTCATGTTCATTATTCTCCGCCTATCATGGGTATATTAAAGAACGAGCCATCGAGATCACCCTTGCTCGTAAAGCTGATATGAAGATGAGACTTGTGGCTATTGCTCCCAGTATATTTTCGCCAAGCCCAGCGCCTCTTGGATGATGCAATTCGTCCATCGAATATAATGTATTTAATTCGTAAATCTCCAGACTTCGCACAGAGTCGAATCTGGTCAGCAAGGTATGGCATGAGGTCGGGCTTGGACTTTCGATGGAGATCGCGGTCAATGTCAATGGCTCGTACAACATGTTTAGCAGTCGAATCTGGATTATGATCAGACTTAAGATGTGAATGTCGAGCATCACCAATCCACCCGTCCGAGGTTCTATCTCGATCTGGGTACGTATCATCGAGCTGCTCCCTTAGTTGCTGCCCTGCCTTGCATAGCCATGGGTTCATTATTCAATTACCACATGAGAAGCGTGTGAACATTCCCAACGCTTACGGTCATTGAGTAACAACTCTTCATGTCCGCATTGTGGCATCGGTGAGATAAAGGCATCGTCTATCGGATCATAAGTAAAACCAATGCTTGCATAGTTAAAACGAATATTGCCATTATAGGAAGTGCGGACGCACTTCTGCCCTCTGAAATTGCCGTACCAAGTTTCTGGGTCTAATCCTTCAATTAGTTCAGTTTCGTCAATACCGACAATAACTTCAGTGACGATATTAGTATCATCTAAAAATGCGTAATGTGCCATTATGCCCAGCTCACATTCCCTGTGCCAGCGGTGATAGATGTAACTTTGTTTCCACCGACTGTTGATGTTGATCCTGTTAAACCTGCACCGATTGTAATTGTATAAGCACTTGGATAACGCAAAATAACAATTCCTGAACCGCCTGTAGAACCACCAGAGAAAGCTGCTGCGCGAGTGCCGCCACCGCCGCCACCTGTGTTTGCTGTTCCATTAACTCCATTTACTGAAGTGTTGCCACCAGCACCACCACCGCCAGCGCCACCAGCGCCGCCAGTTGTATCTGCGCCACCGCCGCCACCACCAGCATAGGTAACTGAACTTCCTGTAATAGATACAGCTACACCAGCACCACCAGCTACACCAGTTGATGCAGAGTTAGCATTAACTCCTGCCGCACCAGCGCCACCGCCAGAACCGCCAGAAAAACTGAAAGATGCAGAGTTAGCATTACCACCAGCGAAGCCTTGATTTGCTGTTCCAGAACCGCCAGCTTCCGAACCTGATCTACCAGAAAATGAACCACCGCCGCCACCAGATCCACCAGATGCGCCACTTTTTTGATCTGTTTCGTATGAACCCGAACCGCCGCCACCTGTTGCGGTTATTGTTGAAAATGTTGAATTGCTGCCGTTGTAACCTCTATTACCGCCAGTTGTTTGTGAAGCTGCACCCGCACCAACTGTTACTGTGTAGTTAGTGCTTAAAGCAAGAGTTAATGCACTTTCTAGACTACCACCACCACCTGTTGCGGTTACTGTTGAACGCAAACCACCTGCACCCGCACCGCCAGCGTTGCCATAACCAGAACTGCCGCCACCAGCTACAACTAGATAATCAACTGATAAAGCGGGAACTGGCGCTCCATGTACTGCTGTTATTCCATTAAGCAATTGCGCCCACCACGTACCATGTGTCGGTTGCTGTCTTGATACAAGCGGCTGACTTGTATTGTGCAAGAGTAGGTTGCGCGGCTGTGCTTCCCGCGCTTAAAACTGTGGTTGTCCCTGATGTAACTGCCTTGATTGTGCATGTGCCAGCACCGATATTGAGGACTGTGATAACTGTGCCGATTGGAAAGGCTACAGAAGCATTGGTAGGAATGTTAAACGCGATGGCTGTTGCTTTATTCATTACTTCAAGGACTTGGTACTGATCCGCTAGGACTGCCGTAGAATCGTCTGTGTTGGTTGTGACTGTAAAGGTTGGAAGGCTGTTATAGGTAGCCGCAGTTAATACGTCTCCTGTTGTGACTGGAAAGGTTGCCATGTTGCTCCTAATAACTCAATGTAGATGTGCCGATTATACCGTATGTACTGCTTCCAATAATGAATCCGTCCACTATTGGCTCAAGCGTGGTTATTGCTACTTGCATCTTATTAGCTGTTATATCCCAAGCGAAGCCCTGCGCCTGTAATGTCTTGGTGATAGTCGAGCCTGACTCTGTAACGTTTGTAATCTCTAGGTTGTCAAAGTAATCAAGCCCAATAAGGGTGTCAGTTGGTACTGCTGGGTCTAGTAAGTCCACCAGCATCTCGTCAATACGGATCGTGGTTTCCTTGCGGGTGTTCACATAGTTCTGGGCTATGCCTAGCACGATGTCATCTGTCTGTGCCACAAGGTTCTCTTGTGTCAGGCTGTGTGGGAAATACTTATCAATCGAGGACTGGCTATAGACCAATTGAGCTGTGCCGCCTACGCGGTTAAACTTGACATCGTTGATGATGAGCTTGTCATCGAAGGCATACTTGACGTTTCTGTAAGGAATCCCTGTGGTCTGATTAAAGGCGATAGAAGGCTCACCAAGGCTAGATGTAACCTCTGTGCGGTTGAGATATACGGCTGTGCCGTCTGCGCTCATGTAGAACGCTCCTAGCCCTTCAGAGAACTCTGCGTTTTTAATCGCATCTAGGGTGGAGCGGTTGGTCGCAGGATCAGCGACACAGGTCGAGACTCCTGTTGAGATTGAGCGCATAGATGCAGGGAACGAGACGTTATCCAGAATCTTGTTAATGCGTGTGCCTGTGTCTTGCCCTGCTGCTGTGTCTGGGATAGTGCCTACGTTAGACATCTGTAATAGACGGAAGCCATCCGTACACATAATGTCCACATAAGCCGTCTCCTGACCTACAGGGAAGGTGTAGCGGTAGTCATTGACGTAACCAGAGAATAGGAAGTGCTCTGCTGTAGCTGTGGTGGCAGAAATGCGCAGCTTACGAAGTGGCACAAGATAGCCAAAGTAAGGCGAGGACGGGTTCTGTGGGTTGAAGTAGCCTAGCGGGTCAAGGACTCGCACAATGGCTGTGCCAGCGTCATAGGTGTCTTTCATG